TCTTCCTCCTCTGAATCTTTAACAGGTGGTGCTACCTTATCTGGCTTTTCTTCGCTTAATTCGTCAATAGCTTTGGCCACCTCTTCCGGGTCAGCATCAGCAGCCCATTTCTGGAATCCCACTGCTTGCAATATTCTGCTAGTTATTTTCATATTTTTAATTATTCCTCCTTCTGGTTTTTGATCTTTTATAGCAACACGAGGCCCAGCTCTGCCATTTCTTACTACTGCCACATGGTTGCCCGTTATATCTCTTTGCTCATATTTACGTTCGCCAATCTTATGCCAACTACAATCATATCCACAGGATACTTCGCGCTTTAAATTATTTTGTATCTCGCTAATCAACCCAGCTTCTTTAATAAATAAATCTGCTATGATATATTCGCCATCGCGCCTTACATTTTGCGCGTGACCTCTCTCTATCATAGGTGTAGTATTTATATCTAACATCTCACTTGGATGTGTATTTGTGACCGCTTTTCCCTCAAAACTCGCCAAAGTAGTTTCGCTAAATACTTCATCAGGACTCCTGTATACTTTTATTGGTGTGCCTGGTAATTCGTCGAAGATAGCCGGTAAATCTTGCCCGTGATAATCCATCCATCCAGTCCGTGCTATTTTTACATTTTTGCAAATCAAATAACCCTCTTGCGTTTCTATCATGTTAGCAGAGAGCTTATCGCCGTAATATGCTTTTGCCGTAGTTCGTCACCTCCTTTGTGACGGGGGGATTAGCCCCGGAATGAGTTGACCACCTCCTTGTTAATTAGATGGTGTAAAAGTGAATGTTGCATTACAAGTGCTAGTCAATGTAGGTACAAATTTGATGTAATTTGCTTTAATATCTTTGATTGCATAACTAGCCGATACTGTAGTCGTTGTGACGATAGCAGGAACACTAATAAAAGTTCCATCATCCTTTTCTTTGAATAGTTGATGAAATACTCCTGTACCTGTTTCACTGGTCATAATAGCTAGTGAGAAAGTCCCTGCTCCGCTGTTAACAAGAAAGTCAAGGCTACCACCTAGATATTTTCTTACATCAATTGCAGTTGCATTTGCTTCCGTTACGCTTGCAGCGATAGCACCGCCAAACAATGTTACTGTTGTTCCTTTTTTAGGATTAGTTACATATGTATTTAAATCTAAAGCCATTTTTAATAATCACTCCTTTATAATATTGATGTTCTTGTTGCCCCAATTGTAAAGTATAAATGTGTCCCATCATATTCTAATAATCCATCTTGTGCTACTGGTTTTAATGTCCCTGGTCTAATTTTAAGAGGAGCCATTTGCAGACAAATTGAACCAATGCCACCATTTAGTGTAGAATTACTGCCCGCACCGGTAGACGGCAATATTATTGCTGAATAAGAAAATGCACCAGCTCCTGTGATAATTGGTGTTGCCGTGCTAATGTCTATACAGTCAAGAAACGTAGTCATTCCGCTTGAAGTTGTTGTCAACACTGGTGTTGTAGCAGTAGTATGTGTACATAAAGCTGACGTTAAGGATGCAGTATTCGCAATTACCATTTGTCCATTTACTGCATCAGAAGTATGCGTAAATGATATAGCACCTCCGATACCTAGACAAACATTATCATAATTGTTTAATTTAAAGCTAACTCTATTAGCAATTAATGATCCAGCTGCTCCTGTTGTGCTGTAAAAGCATCTTGCAGTTGCGCCCGATGTTGTTACATTACAAGTCCCATCTTCGAAATAAATCTTACTTGCAGCATTAGTATTAGTCCAGTTAATAGCATCACCACTACCGGAATTAACGCTTGATCCAAGCAATTGAAAATTTTGTGATCCTGTACCTGAGAACGTTAATGTAACTCCTGTAGTTGATTGCAATATAACGTTTTCTACTACCATTGTACCTGAGAAATTAGCCGTATGATTACCTGTTACGTATACAGCAAACTTAACAGGAGCAGTAAGGCTAACGCCAGCCTTAAAAGTTAAATTCTCCGTGTAAGTTCCTGGCCAACAAAATACGGTTGTTCCTGCTGTAGCCACTGTAAACGCCTTTCCAATCGTTAAATAAGGCAAATTAGCACTACCATCACCAGTAGTGTCATTACCATTCTTACCTACATAGAGATAATTACTTGGTTTCACATCACCAGCACCGCCAGCAATATAAGCCATTAATTCCGCAATATTCACAATTTCACCACTTTCTGTCATCATCCTACCTGTCATTGGGGTAATCGTGTTGATGTCAGGATTAGCCATTATTTCCTCCTTTCTATTGAGTCTAAATGATGTTGCCAATATACTTCATGTATCGATTCATTGTCTCTTTCACGGCTCTTAGTTAATGCTGCCGCAATCGCCTGCTCTCTAGGATGTCCAGCCTCAATCATTTCCTTTATATTGTGCGAAATGACCTCTTGCGACTTTCCACCTTGTAATGGCATTCTTTTCACCTCCTTTGGGCAAACAAAAAAGACACATCTCTGTGTCTCTCAGTTGCTTATTATAATTTAGCGTTACATATAGGGCATACCATATTGCAATGCTTAGAGTAGGCTCTAGCAGGTAGATACATGAGCAAGAATAATCCCATCGTCAAGCTACTTAGTATCAACACCATTAAGAATCTCAACAACTTCATTACAAATCCAGTAGTATCACGAGAATCGACTGGCCTTACTTCTCTACGGCAATATTGACAATACTTCATTAACTCACCAACTCTCTGAAACTACTCTTGGTAATCTTCCATATAGTACCGTTGCTATATATCTTATGTGGAAAATCAAGATAATTTACATTAATGACAGGTGCAGCATAACAACGACAATTGTATATATCTCCCGGGCCATATCTTCCTACATTCTTTTCTCCAACCAACGCTTCCGGACTAGGCAAATCGTAATAACTCATTAATACATGATCTAAATTATCATGTGACTTTCTTACTCTTGCATCTTTTGACGTTATCCATTCGAACCATTCTATTCCTAGGTCATGGCTCTGTGCTCTTGTAAGTGCGCTAGAAGCTTTGCTTGTTTCTGTTCTAGCTATTAGATTGACTCTACTTCTTTTAAGCCCTGGTAGTCTTGCAGCAAGATCATTTGATATGTCCTCAGATCGTCTGCCTCGCTGTTGTTGTTCCATTACATATTTAGTAATCTCTTTTGATATATTAAGTGGGGTAGAGGATATAAGATAAGCGTTATAATCAACGAGAGAATAAACCTTATCACCTACTGGTCCCTGCATTTGTTTTTGTAACGCTTGATATATTTCTCTGCCTTTTGTCCCTCTCGCTGCTGCTTCTTTCCACGTCCTAGCATTGTGATTATATACTGCTGTTACCATATTATATGCAATACTCTCAGCTACACGGTAAAACGCTTTAGAGGCGACAAATTCTTCTATGCGTTCAATATAGTCAAATGGATTAATATAATCAAAATCATCAAATATCTTATCCATTAACGCTTTAATAGCCCAGTCATATGTATGTTCTATTCGTCTAGGTACTTGCCATTTATCTTTATCCATTAAATCACCCTATCAGCATATTTACACATCGTAGCATCTATTCATTAACAGTTTTATATCGCCAAGACTTAACATCAAGGATGGGGTAACTCAATCCATTTTTATAATAAACAAAATCAATATCACTAGCATGGCAATAATCATAATATCCTTCTACTATTTCGTTTCTTTGTGTTAATAGTTCAACTTTTATTCCTCTACTTGGCAATGCCATCTTTGTATTCATCCAATCCATTATAATACTGCCTTTGGGATATGAATCATGATATCTTCCATGAAAGCTGGTATAATAGTCGCTTTAAAATCTTTCATATCATATTTTACTGCAATAATCGGAGTTATACCATCAAAATATATACGTGTGTTGTTATCTTTATCAATATCGCAAGTTATTTTCTGGTTGATATCATTAGGATTAATATTATTAAATGAACAATAATCCTTCAAGAAATATATCACTTGTTCGCTTATTTGTCTATCTAATTCTCTAAACGCAAATTCAACTACATTTACTACCTCTAATGTCTTTATAAATTGTTCGGAAAACTTAATTTCCATTATAACACCGCCTCAGTATTATTTGCCTAATTATCAATGTGGCAGAGGATAAGCTATCCCTTTTCGTATCGCGAATACTAGCCACGTCTACATTATACTACTTTTCTAAATTAATATCATCTTTGGGCAATCCTTTATTCATTGATAAATCTTTCATATATTTAATTATCTTTTATGCCCATATCTTTTAAGATATTCTTCGTCTGACATTACTATTGATCTTCCTTTTTTTGTTCTTCTTCATCTGTTTTTAAAAGTCCTTCAGGAATCATCTCACCAGTATTATATTCTTCGTCTGCTGCCTCAATATCCTCATCGGTAATACTAGTAAACATATTAGTGGTATAACTTAATTCATGTAACTCTGTCATACCTATCTTTTGATTAATAAGTCCTGCATCATAAGCTTTAACAATGCTATCTACTTTTTTACCAACAATATCAGCCATTTTTTCGTCTGTCGGTGTCTGTACTGGATTAAACTTAATACCTAAGTCATCTGGTACATATCCTAATTCAGACATGCACAATATCGGAAGTAACTTGTTTATCTTAGGTTTTAATACTGATTCTTGTTGTTGGCTAATCATATCATAATAGTTCTGTAAATCGCTCTCTCCTGTGCTATTCATGCCAGCGGGCGATCTACCAAATAATTTAGTGACTGGTATTTCAGCCGCACCAGATACGTCTAACATAAATGATTCGTATATATCATTTAGCCCGCCAAATTGATACTGCATTGCAGATATCTCTTCATCTTTGCCAATCAGCATCATGCCATTATTGTTACGCATTTGATTCTGTGCGGATTTAATATTATACATCTGTGCCATTTGTTCAGGATCACCCATAGATAGCATCTGATCCATACCGTCTATCTTATTGACTAATAGATTAGCCTGGAATACCAAACTTGCTATATTCCAACTTGTATTATCTCTTTTGGCTATTTCGTCAAACACATGTTCTAGTTCAGCCGCACCCCAGTGTATTTCTGCTAAGTCTTCCCAATAGGGGAGTAGACGACCTGTGAAGCGTATAACTCTTGAATGGTGTATTTTAGTCAATGATTGATGCTCTGCCAGATTCCGTATCTCATAATATTTAGGCAAACCGAATTCTTGATCTTCTATATCGTCTTCTAATTCAAGCAATGGGAATATTCCAGACCATCTGTCTAATACCATGAGTCCCTTAAATGAATTAGGCATAACGTCTTCAACGTCTAATGGATCTTCCAGTTTATCTTCGTGTCCTGTAATCATCATAATGGCAGCAGCACCACCATAAAGTCTACCCCAATACAATGCCTCTAAGAACTTTTCTTTAATCAGCGTGCGTTGCTCTACCTTGTTAATACGATCCGTTTCTTCTGGAGTTAACTCAGCAGTATTCCCATACCAGTTCTTCACCATATCATCTGGTATCGTATTAATTATTTTCTTAGCTATCCAATTATTACGATACAAGCTATTCATAAGATTATAATCACGTGTTAAGCGTGTTAGGGGGTAATTAGTTGCCGCTAATAGATTCGGACTGTTTATCCCAAGTCTAGCCAGTGTATTCTCAAATGTATCTGTAACCGATTTCCTTTGTCTCTTACGTGCCACTCTTTCACCCCCCTAACTAATTATCTTATACCTTTTTCATGACTCCATTTAGCGTCATCAATAACTGTTTCAATAATCTTTTTTAAATGTATTAATGTATCTTTTAATAAAAAATTTGGATTCAATATCATTTTTGTATTATATTCCGGTAAATTTATTGCATAAAACTTTTTAGGGGTTAATGTGTTTTCTCCGCATTTTTCCTCTATTTTCAAGGAAATATTAGCAATGCAACAATTATTTATTGCTTGGTTTGTGCCTTTTTTATCTCTTTGTTTATACATCCCTATGTTTCTTAGATATTTTATTTTTTCTTTAATATCTTTAATATCCATACTATTTCACCCCCGGTATATACTTAACTATTGTCTTACAGAAGTATCTTAATGCATCTTGCGCATGGTCAAACATCTTCACAGGCTCTTCTACACCTCTTTTAGATGCTTCTTCGTTCCATACATAACTATACATTTCCGCGATCAAGTTTGTACATTTCTTATTAACCCTTAAATATCTATTATTAGTTCCCGGTTTACTCATTCTTAACAATGATGATACAAGCCTAATCCCCTGTATAACCTCATGCTTGGCGTTTATAACATCGTCTGTCTCTCTAGCCTTTAGACTAGTCTTACGTAATGCTACCTTGAAACTAGCAGCACTAGGATCAATGACAATACAAGAGTATCTTTTATTGTCAATAAACTTCATCACATCGTCAGCGTATTCACTATCGTCTTTCTGCCTATTATGTTTCTTGGAATCGTAGTAGTATTCATCCACAACATAATAAAATCCATCTTGTTCGATTATCTCTAAGCAAGCAAACGGGTTAGTCGTACCATAATCTATAGCGTAATATCGTTTATACCATAAGTCATAATTAGGGACATCATCGTCGCCATACTCATTGTCAGGGCAATACATATCATAGATAATACCCTCTGCGTTAGTACGTTTACCTAGTATATCTCTTATGTACCATACCGAACTCTTTTGGTATGTGCGAATTATTTCTTTTATTTTCTCATTGCTAAAACTGAAATTATCGTGAAGAGTAAAATGTTCATAATTAAAACCGTAATTGTCATATTTATATTGGTTCTCCTGGTGTCTATCTAATATTTGGTCATAAAACCAATGGTTAGGAGCTTTGGGATTTAGATCAAAGAAGATCTTTCTGTCTTGGCTTGACAATGTTCTATCAAAAATCTCTTTAACAAATGTCTGAGCACATTCATTAACTTCTGTTACATATACAGAACCATATGTATTTCCCTTTACGTAACGCTCGTCCCCAGTTTTACCGCCTCCTGATACTAATATAACCTTCTCGCCTGTTTGAGTCTGTACATAGAGAGCATCACGTTCCTGGTATTTACCTGACCTGCAACGTCCCTTGAAATACTCTAATACTCCGAATCCATTGCTATCTATAATATTAAGTCTTGCAGAGGCTACAGATACACCAGCGGCTAAGTGTAATTTGTCCTTGTGCGCTTCTATAATGTCACACCATACCAATATGTTCAGGACATTTTTCCCGGCTCGTTTACCGCCCTCTGCAACGTTTAGCCAGTTATCATAGCATCTCTTAAAATAAGATACCTGTTTCTCGCAAAAGGGAGCATACTCAGTCATTATCTTTCTTCTTTTTTAATTCAGCACATATTTCGCATACTTTACTAAATATAAAAATAAGAACCGTGAGTGCCATCAATTCAATATCTTTAACAATGATGAAGATTCCAATTATTAAAATAAAACTTACAATATCATATAATGGCATATACTCACTCCCTATCTAACCCCCATTAACGCCTTACACGCTTCTACTCTCGCCATATCATCAGCATGGATGTTGTTTGCTATGCTTTCGAGTATAAATTTATATCTTTCTATATCGACACAACTAATTTCAAATTCATGTTGTGTTTCTGGTGGATCTCCCTTGGATTCGTCACTACTCATTATTGGAGGTCTAGGTGGTGCTCCTCTTGGTTTGTCACTCGGCAATGGTTGATAACCGTTACTCATTAAATATCTCTCCCTTATACAAACATACGTTTGAGTCCGATAACCTTTATTACGTAAACAAAAGAACCCCGCATTTACGCCGGTTAGCAAGTTCACAGTTAATTATGTACTATATTATCACTATCTTTTGTATAAAATAGTCTATTCCCGATACCTTATACATCATTTATACATTCGTAAATTACTATTATATGAATATAGTTATTTT